AAGAGTTGAAGCTTATTGAAAGTGCTGCAAAAATGGCCAAGGATGACGCGGAAAAAGCGAAAGCATCTAGAGTATTAATGGAAAAAAATGCTAGCATGGATCCTATAAAACCCGCATTCGACATAAATACAAGTAATGCCAAAGAAGGTTCTGCAACAGGTTTGAAATTTTCTTGTAGTATTTATCCCGCGTAATTTAATGCAGAACGCAATATATATTGTTTCTAAAAAAGTTGAATCATTTTTTCAATTTTTCTATAACACATAAACAATATTTTTAAAGTATATTCTCTCTACTTTATTATTTTTAATCTCGTTGAATATCTATACCATTCGATTGTATGTGTTATGGAAATATTAAACAAATAATGAATCAAATACCAATACAGAAATGAATACATTAACTATTGAAAATTCGGGAGGAAAACGAAAAACTAAGAATGCAAGAAAATCCAAGAAATCAAAAAAGCATATTTTTTAAACGTATTTTATTTCTTCATAGACTTTAGATTGTTTTTTTACATAGGAGTTTAATTTTAAGACGCTCATAAATATCTTCGGGTAATTGCAATTCATAGGAATGCTCGTTTTCATTACTAATTTCTTTCAATTCAAAATCATCAATATCATATTTTTTTAACACCCAGGTCATGTCTTCTTTAATTTTATAATTTTTGAAAATACCATCTCCGTTACAATTGAGGGCATTCCCAAGTCGGATAATTCTTTTACCGTTCCCTTTCGTCCAACCGTCGTAGGTTTCGGTTCGGTTTCTCATTATTGATTCAGTAGAAGTCATTTCGGCCATACTTTATGATGATATTTTAGTCTCATTATCTGATTTCAATTTTTTAATAAATATAAGTCATTACGTTTAATAGGTTTTATATTTTGATTACCAAAAAAATGTTAGACGGGACATTTTGTCTACGAGTTATGCAAAATATTAGTACCATGAGAGAGAACAGAGATCAAATCAATGCCATTATTTCTTCCTAAGATACTCGTTTACATAGTTAATTCGTAAGTTTAAGCACTATTGTCAGTTGATCAGATCTCTATCTATCCTCTAGTTTAGTCTTAGGTTTGCTGATTCCAGCAAAAAATTGATAAAAATTAAAATTAATAATGTTTTCGAAATATAACAAAATGAATGGTTTTGAAGAACTAGACCCAAAATTATTGACTAAAACTGAAAAAAAGGTTTTAGAAATGTATACATCTGGTGAATCTTTATGGATCAATAACTATTTACGAGAAAGAAATCTAGATCAACTAAATGAATTTCAAAGAGAAAAAATGAAACAATATGCTAATCATTTGAATAACTTGATACATAAATCCCCACCTAGTTATAAGCAAACGAAGGTGTACAGAGGTGCAGAAGCAATGGATGAAAAATGGAAAAATTTGAATACAAACGATGAACTATTATTCACGCAAAAAGGGCTCATATCCACCTCATTTAATTTAGAGGCAGCAGTTGACTTTATTGAGAAAGATAGCGATTGTTGTTTACTTGTGTTACGACTACCAAAAAACACAAAAGGGTTATATATAGGATCTTCATCTATATTTAACGATTTAAGTGAAGACGAGCTACTACTACCTCATGGCTCCAAATTTATTGTTGCTTATAGACGTGTCAACCGTATAGGAGGTAAACAAATTATCACATATTATGCAGATTTGTTAAGTCAGTAATATTTGAATACTTTCTGATGTGCTTCAACTGTCCCGTCATCAAATTATTTTTCCTTTCGTCGTCTTGTCTTGTAATTATTTGACAATAACCTATATACATATGACTATTATTCAAAAGATGAAGCGAAAGAATATTATAAAAAAAACATAAGATGAAAATATAAATAAATTAACTCACTTGGGTATTGACTGGTAGTTTATGTTATTTAGATGACCTGCCACGTTTTCGGTTGGAAGATCCTCCGCGATTTATAACAGTCGCTCCTTGAACAATTCCTACCATATACGAAGATGAAAATGGTGAAGTAGATGATATTGACGATGAAGAAGTAGATGATATTGACGATGAAGAAGTAGATGATATTTCACAACCACCAATGGTTTGTTCTTCCTCTTCTTCTGGGTGGATGTACTTGAATCTAACATTGTGAAGATTGATATCGCATTCTGTTTCATCGTCATACTTCACTCTAAAATTCCCCGTTCGACGAGCTTTCTTTACATCATTTTCAGTCGTATGTCCAGAAATGGATACCAACGAGCCTTTGTACCACTTCTTGTACTCAGGATAGAAAATAGCAACCCTTCTTCCAAAGCCTGCTTGTTGGATTGGGCCTTTGTAGCGGCTTTCTTCTTCATCCTCGTCACCTTTTTCTTTATCGTCTTCTTCCTCGTCGTCGTTGGCGTCTACTAGACCAATGTCTTCCTCGTCCTCGTCGTCGTTGGCGTCTACTAGACCAATATCTTCCTCGTCCTCGTCCTCGTCTTCTTCTTCATCGCCTTCTTCTTCTTCGCCTTCTTCTTCTGACACGTCACTATTAAATACATTTCTCTTTTTCTTTTTTAAACGTCGAAGCTTTTCAAAGTCATCCTTCTCCTCCTTCATCGCCTTCTCCCTCGCCTTCCTTTTCTCTTTTTCTCTATTTTGAATTCGCAGCTTCAGATGTTTTTCCACACACACGTACAGAGAATTTAAAATTCGGCACATTTTGAAATGCAGGGAGGTGGACTCGTTGGGTATTTGTTGCTGCCCAAAACACTCGGTAATCATAAGCATGACATCATCCTTGATTTCCTCTTGGGTCATACTCTCATATATATATTTCATTTTATTCTTCATGTTAGGAATGTGGGAGGAATATTGATGTAGTTGCACTTTCATTTTTTTTTTGGTCATTTTTGTTGTTCTATTCTGCAATTTGCTGAAAAATCTGTAAAATCAACCACCCTTCGGTGTTCATTAATCTTTAAGATTAATGAACACAACAACAAACAACACACAACAAACAACAACAACAACAACAACAACAACAAACAACAAGATGACCAATACCAATTCAAATGCGTTCGTCCAAATGGTGCAAGATGCGAGTCCAGATGTTAATCATCAAATTGGCATCTTACTCGGGTTAGATCCGGCTGTTCAAGGCAGTACTTTGATGTCTCTACATCCACAGGAACAAAGAAGAATTATGATCTCTCTACCTCCAAGTGATGTAAAAAGATTGTGGGGAAATTTGTTCACCCAGCCTCAAAGACAAGCTTTTTGGGGGCATTTGATTGGATCATCGGAAAAAGAGTATTTAAATACAGTAATTGGAACAGATGTTCATCCTCCTCCTCCTCCTCTTCCTGCTCCTCATATTCCTGTTCCTCTTCCTGATGCTGTTCCTCCTCCTCCTCCTCCTCCTCCTCCTCCTCCTCCTTTTCCTTTTCCTCCAGTTCCTGATTCTGCAATATATCAGATTAATAAAGGACGTCTTGAGGGTTATAGGGTAAAGAGAATGGATAGGGTAAATTCTATTGTTTGGATATGTAAAGTGGTACATCCGAATCATGGAGATCTTCAAAAACTGCCAGAACATTCTGAAGTGCTTGTGCATACAAGCGATATATACGATTTGACCACTGAAGATCACGCTGATATAAAAAGGTATTACGAAAGTATAGCCAACAACCAACCCCAAAGAGATGAAAGGTTACGTATTGGTTCTTGGAATATCAGATGTAGCGAGGATTTTCAGCCAAAAGAAATTTTTTTCCCTGAATTACTTGAACGATTTAAAAGACTCGCAAGATTCATTAATCATAGCGAGTGTGACATAGTAGCTTTACAGGAGTTTCCACTTAATTTCAGTCATGCTGCAAGTAGACTGCAAATTAATACTGAGCGTCTACTTCCTGAGTTCACTAGAATGCTAAATGCAGAAAGTGAGCACGAATGGGGGTTTGGATATGCAGAGGACTTTCCACATGACATATGGAAACGTGAGAGAAATGTTAAAATTCTTCAAGACGGTTCTGGGTTAGAAATCAGGGAGTACCCATCAAGAAATGGAGAATACATCCAAGCATTTGTGTACAAAAAAGAAAAAATTACATGTCACTCTGTCGAGCAAGTGTTGGACGTGACGTATCAAGAAAATCGTTTCAAACACGCCCCTGCTCTAGGGAGATTCACTTTTATGGAACAATTCCATTTCTCATTAGTCAATGTTCATCTGAGACCGGTAAGGACGGTAAATGGAAGAAATACGGATGCAAGATACGAAATTATAGATCTAGGAAGATGTATTGGTCAATTGAAAAAATACAACCCCAACTCCACAATCATTCTTGGAGATTTTAACATGTCCGCATCTCGTTATGCTCCCTCTGTCGAAGATAACCCGAATGCTGAAAGTAGATCTGAATTTCCGCCTTTTGTATCAACTCGGGGCTTTCCAAATGTATGGGAATCATTTAGAAACAATGGATATAAACATGTTATACAAAATCGTTATACTAACAGTAGTGATGATAAACAGTTCGATAACATATGGTTACCCAGCGAACTCTATGCCAAAGCAAATATAGTCACAACTACAAAATATCCTGTACAATATAGAGCCCCATACGATCAATCGGAAAATGTTACACGCTTGCAAACTTTTTTCAGCGGCGCAGATATGATCAATCAAACGAGTGATCATCATCTTGTTTTTGCAGATTTAACAATTGATGTGAAATATCAAAAAGGTAATACTCTCATCAAGAATGTGTTCGGAATTGATAATTCATTGGGAGGTTTAATGCCACGTGAATATAATGGGTTTGATGGAGAGATAGTAGCAGCGGCAGCAGTAACAGCAGCAGCAGAAGCAGAGAGAGCAGCAGAAGCAGAGAGAGCAGCAGCAGCAGAAGCAGAGAGAGCAGCAGCAGCAGAAGCAGCTAAGAAGAAGGCAGAGGAAGATGAAGCTAAAAAGAAGGCCGCAGCTAAAAAGAAGGCCGAAAAAGAGAAAGCAGAGAAAGCAGCAGAAGGAGGAGGAGAGAAGAAGGCAGAGGAAGATAAGAAGAAGGCAGAGGAAGATAAGAAGAAGGCAGAGGAAGATAAGAAGAAGACAGAGGAAGATAAGAAGAAGACACCACCAAAAGATGAAGCTAAAAAGAAGGCCGCAGAAAAAGAGGCCGAGAAGGCACCAAAAATCGCAGAAAAAGAGAGAGTAGCAGCAGCAGGAGGAGGAGAGAAGAAGGCAGAGGAAGATAAGAAGAAGACACTACCAACAGAAGCAGCTAAAAAGAAGGCCGAAAAAGAGAAGGCAGAGAAAGCAGCAGCAGCAGAAGCAGCTAAGAAGAAGGCAGAGGAAGATGAAGCTAAGAAGGAGGCTAAAGACCAATCAGGATCCCAGACCCCACCAGCACCAGTACCAGACGCCGGATCCACAGACAATAATGAAAGACGGAGATATCTAAGACTCGCAAATAAACACTTTTCTGTAATTTGGGATAATGGAGAATGGAATGTTGAAGAAGCTGATTATTGGCACGATAATCTTTTCCCTAAAAAAGAACACATGAATGATAAACTAAAGGAAGTATGGGATGACAAACTTTACGTGAGTCCTCTCAAACAAAGAAGAGAAGTCTTGAAAGAAATGAAAGAATTGGAAAAGGATTATTTAACGTATAAGTCAGCTGGAAATAAATCCGAAGCAACAAAAAAATTCAAAGATTTCCATAATCGCGCTATCGATCATTTTGATGGAAAGGCAACCGGTGGTGGCGGTCGTACTGATTTGGCTCCCCTGTTCGATGATAATAAGTAATAAAAATTTCGTATTTAGCTACATTCGTCGTGAAATATAATGTGATTTTAATATACAAAAAATAGTATGTATCATCCGTTTTGATGGATACAATCCCCTGCTCACCCCTGCAAGCGGTTCCAAGTCAATCGGTGGTCGCAACCATGTGGAATTATTTTATAAATGGGTATATGCTAACTCTATTTTACACGTTACGCATATCTACTACTTTCACCAGATGAATATGTGTAATGTGTCCTGTATTGAAATTGAAGAAAGCGTGGTAATCTGATGATTTATACATCCCGTGACCAAAGTAAAATATGATGTATGGTTGACCCGCTCCATAATCAGTAAACAATATATTTTTCACAATAATTTTCATATCCGAATTGTGACACATTTCTCGCAACCATGTGGAATTATTATATAAATGGGTAAATGCTAACTCTATTTTACGCCGATCCCTTTCTTCAGATTCTTTGATAAAACAGATTCTTGTGACATATATTCCTTGATTGCTGATAGAATATCTACTTTCTTCGTTGCTAGTACTGTCATTCCAAGTATTTCGTGGGATTGGCATATTTTATTCTCTCACATAAATGTGAAAACGTAGATCAATTTTTTCATTTTCATACGTAAATTTTAGATTAAATAAGAGAAAAAAATAGTTAGGTCATGTATTTACAAAAATATTTCGATTATAATAGAATACTATAGTAAATGTCTCCGCACTCAATAATTGTATGTGGTTGTACAAAAAATAGTGCAAATTACATTCAGTCTCATTTAGAAAAATTATACGCACTTCGGTCTATTTATTCACGCTTTCAAATGGTGATATTTGAAAACGATTCCACAGATAATACAAAAGCAATATTAAAACAATTTGAGGCATCGCATGATAATGTTCACATGCTTTTTGATACACTAAATGGCAAAATAAAAACACCTGCAACCATAAAACCTCATTCGCGTTATGTCCATAAACCACTCAATTTATCTTATGCGCGTAATGCGTTGCTTGATTACATCGAGACACATTTTTCCAACTTTGATCATATGATTATGGTTGATTTAGATAGCGTTGTTAATAAGTTTAAACCCTCACTAATTCGGAATATTCTCGAGAAATATGGTTCATCCGGTTGGGACGCACTAACCGCAAACAGTGCCGGAAAGTATTATGATATATGGGCTCTTCGCGTGTATCCAGATATTTGGGATCCTGAGTTACATGGAAAATTGTGGAAGTATCCAATCGACTACGATTGTTGGATGATGAGAGATACGCGAAAAAGCGTCAGCGGAAATCAGATAAGTATTCCCGTAGATTTTCCATTAATTCCAGTGACATCTGCTTTTGGCGGAATGGGAATTTATCGTATATCTTCCATTCAAGGATGTCGCTATAGTGCAGAATTTGACCAAAGCTTGACATGTGAGCACGTTTCATTTCATAATCAAATTATAAAAAATGGTGGAAAAATATTCATATGTCCTGATATGGTAGTGCAAAGTCAGTGCAGGTAATCCACCGATATAATTTTAATTAATATTTTTATACAAATATATTATATGGATCCAAAAGAGTATACACATGATATATTGAAATCTACAGTCGTGTCATTAAAAGATAACTTCATATATAGGGTCTCTGATTCTCTTAACTTGGCTGTAACGCATAAAATAAACAAGGAAATAATGGAGAATAAAAATTATGAAGGAACGATATTGAAACGAATATTAACAAAAAGAAAATCAACGTCTCTAGACGATGAAATGATTTACTCCACTTTACAAGAATATGTAACAGAGCATGATATAGAATTATTTGACGAGACAAATTTGGTGGTACATTTACGCTTGGGAGATATTATAGGAAGAACGTTAAATAAATTAAAAATACTTACTAGTGAAATCAGCTCGCACATAAGTAAGCATAATAAGATAACAAAAATTGTATTGGTTACTGCTTTACATTATGGTCAGCCGACAAAACATAACAAATTTTATTCTGCTGGACGTTTTTCATACAATGATAAATCGTATGCACACAACATAAACGTGTTACTAGATTTTATAAAACAAATGGAGAGAAAGGTGCAGATACAATCGTCTTCTATTGACGTAGATTTATGTAAGCTAGCGTTTTGTCAAAATTTGATCACAACAGAAGGAGGTTTCGGAAAATTAGTGAAGAAAATAAACGAACTACATAAAACGAAATTACAGGACATCTAATTATTTTTTACTCTTTCTTCTTTTGGACGATCGGATCTTGTTTTTTCCGGTTGATTTTCTAGATTTTCCCTTACGTCTTCGAATTGATTTGTGTTTTTTAATAGTTTTCTTTCCTCCCATCATTTTTTTTGTATAACTACGAAGCAACCAATTTTCCAAATCCTGGGGATCTCTATTACCCATATATTCTTCCAATTTATTTCCATTTTGCATGACAACATGAGGAACTCCCATTATATTGTGTTTATCTTTTAAATCAACCATAGCTAAACCGCTGACATTAATTTTTGCTAAAACAACATCTTGGAGAGCCTTTTTCTTCATATTGTCTTCAAATTGGTGCCAATTCGGCATAAAAGCATCGCATGCAGGGCAACCAGGACGATGAACAACATACATAACTTTTTTAGATTTGTTGTTTAGCAGATTGTTCAACTTTGCGACATTATCAGAGTCGGGTTCAATGTGAAAAGTAGCCACCATTATATATTATACGCATATAATATTTTATTTACATATAATATATAGTATGAAGTTCTGCACTACGAATGTCTTATTACTGACTGTTGTTATATTGACTTTTGTTGTGTCTATGATATTTATCTACAATGTTCGTATTGAAGGTATGAAAGTAAAATATGATTGTCCTACTTCCTTAGATACAACCAGTGAAGGAATATACAAATTATCTTATGAAAATAATAAAAAGCCACAAAAGTTCTTTTACAGTATAGACGATTACATTAAGCTTGTAAACTGGCAAAAGAAAAATGAGATAGCATGTCCTGTTCTATCTTTGAATAGTGAACAACCTAATATTCAACCAGCCTCTCTAGATCCTATAGAGGATGAAAAGGTCCAAAAATTATTGGATGCAAATAGAGATAACGATGGATACAATACAAATATGTATCCTGGATTTGATCCTCAAAATTTATACGTTGGAACGAAGACACCTTTAGATGTAATACACAATATGGAAGAAAGAAAGAAAATAAGCGGAAACCCTATGGATTCGAACTGGGGTGGTACAGATTATACAAATAAACTCGTCAATATGGGGTATTATGTAGATAATACTCGCCAGTAAAGTAAAAGTATTATTCATTGTCATAGTCATCCAGTTCACTTTCAGATTCTTCGGAATGATTACTGCTGTATAGGTCATTGTATAATTCATTTGTAAAATTTGCGTCCAATTCCACCTGGTCTACGGTGGGTTGTTGAATAATATTTGATATTGAATCAATAGAAGCATCCTCGTCGTTTTGATATTCATTTTCTTCGCCCAATGTATCGGTTTCCATGTCATTTTCTTCGGTATCAGGAATACTATCTGCAGTGGCATCGTAATTTGATATAGTCTCATCTGCTTGTGAATGATTTCTTATGTCAAATCTACATATAGGACATCGAACATTTGATTGAAACCAGTGATTTAGTTCTTCTGGTGTAAATACATGTCCACATCTGATGATGATAGTCACAAGTGAACTGTCAGTAAATTCAACTAGTGTAATAGGACATCTAGAATTGACTGGTCTCACTACGTTATGAAATGCGGTTTGACGCGTTGCAATTTGAATTTGTTGCTCAGACGGTCTAACTATTACTGGCTGTAATAAATCATTAAAAGACTCAGTAAGCAAATTGTCAAAGCCTTCAAGAAAATTATTCAGTCCAGTGGTGCTTCTGTTCAGACTTTCCTGGAAATATTGACTGTTTCTATTTGGTAATCTTGGTGTAGCGGTAGTTGTATGTTGAACAGGATTGTCGGCTCTCAGATTTTCTAATATTCTGTTGTATATATTATCACTATTCAGTTGTGATACATTAATTTCATCAGGTCTTCTATTTACACTTTGATATCGTCTGCTGTCGTATGTAGGATATCTCGGACTATTTGTGGTTCTATGCTGGTTGGTATTTATCGGGCTGTTTCTAGTAGTAGATGTAAAATTGGTGCGTCTTTCTCGTGAAGGACTAACAGGACGCTGATTATTTGATGCTGAGTTATTGCGATTACTATCGTCTATCGTTTCATTTTCTCGATCATCTTGTATGTTCATACGTCTATGCTCTAATCTAATTAGATCCAACATAGCTGTCTCATTATTTGTTATGCGCGCACTTATTTCACTAAACAGTGTTTGCATGATATTGGTATTATTTGTCACCATCTCCTGATATGACGTGAGCAACGAATTTAATTCGAGGTGCCTGTTATTCCGGTTTGACATATATATAAGATAACAATTAATTTTATTTAGATTTAAATACAATTAATTATAATAACTTAATGAATAAATATGATTATAGTAACAATGGACTTTCTGGTTTACGTAATCTAGGAAATACATGTTTCATGAACTCGTGTTTACAAATTTTATCACATACATATAAATTACATGATGAAATTCGTAAATTATCGACTATTAAAAATGATCGTTTATTCATTGAATGGATAAAGTTAAGCAACGCAATGTGGGAAAACAATAGTGTAGTCAATCCGTCCGAATTTCATAATGAACTTCGTAAAACTGCAACGAAAAAGAAGAACGACAATTTTGCCGGGTACGATCAAAATGATGCATCCGAGTTTCTAACATTTATATTAGATATATTTCACGAAGCCTGTAAGTTGAATGTAGACATGAAAATAACTGGCATAGCTGAAAATAAATTGGACAAAATAGCAATTGAATGCTATAAGCAATTTATTCAATATCATAAAAACGATTATTCACTCTTTACAAAACTATTCTTTCATATGTCTGTTACATCAAATATTCATCTTCACGACGACAGCCTTATATCACAGCGTTTTCAGTCAAATTTTATCATGGACGTTCCTGTATCAAGTAAAAAAGATTGCACTCTTTACGATTGTCTAAATTACTATTTTGAAGATGTAATTTTGAAGGGTGAAAACGGCATCATAGACGAAAAGTCAAAAAAAAAGGTTGACATTGTACAAAAAACCTCAATGTGGAATGCACCTCCGGTGTTAATACTGTGTATAAAACGTTTTTCATATGATGGAAGGAAAAACAAAAGTTTGGTGCAGTTCCCTATTGATACTCTTGATATGAGTCAATACATATCAGGGTATCATAAAAATAAGAAATACGAATTGTATGGTGTTTGCAATCATTCTGGTGTAACAGGTGGTGGTCATTACACCTCCTTTGTGAAAACCAAATGTGATGAATGGTATTTGTTCAATGATACTCTTGCAACAAAAGTAAGCAGTAATGTAGCTAATACTATAATAAGCCCGAAAGCATATTGTTTATTTTATCGATTAAAAAAATAAATTATTTATAGTATATATGGAGTTAACAATTAATTCGGAATTATTATCAACCTTATTTAATTCGGCTAGTGAATTCTTGACCACGCCCGAAATATTTACTATTGTCGTTGCAACCATTATTCTATTTTTTTCAAAATCGTATTTAGGGGCAAAGGAAAATAAATCTTTGATGGTTTCATCTTTTGAAATAACATTATACATCGTTTTAGGATTTGTAATTATATCCAATGTCGTCTTGTATGTATTTGGTATTGAAATAGGTACCAACATTCAGAATTTATTCTCTAACAACCCTCTCGTTGAAATTGAAATTAATACGAAAAAGGACAAAGAAAAGACCAGTAAAAAAATTGGTGACAAAGAAGAAGTATACCACGTTTCCGGTAATAAATATACATACAAAGACGCCGGTCCAATATGTAAAGTTCTTGGTGGTCGTCTAGCAACGTATGATGACATTGAAAAATCTTATGAAAATGGAGGCGAATGGTGCGAATATGGATGGTCAGATGGTCAAATGGCCTATTTTCCGACCCAAAAGAAGACATGGAATACCTTACAAAATACCGAAAATAAACATGCATGTGGAAGACCTGGCATTAATGGAGGACATATAGCCAATCCTAACGTGCGGTTCGGTGTGAATTGTTACGGAGTAAAACCAGATATGAGCGAAACCGAAAAATGGGTCATGGAAAATACTTCTATAGTAACGTCGTCAAAGGATACAGAAACGTCTGAGCGCAAGGACTATTGGGAATCAAAAATAGAAGATCTCATTGTCAGTCCATTCAATCAAAATAAATGGAATAGAATATAACAGAGTTATCCAAATTAATCAATCTTTATAGTAATCATATATTCATTATAAAGATTTACATCTCAGTTCTCTCAAATTACAAAATTACCACACGCGTCGTCGTTTTCACGAAGCCAATTGTTTGTTTCGCTTTCTGATTTTTTTTCAAGACTTTTAACATTTATATTATTTACTTGAATAGAGTTCAAGATTTTCATGTGCGTTAACAATGTATTTTCACTCATGATCAGTTCACACTCATCCACTTTATTAATAAGTATTTGTGGGAGCTCAATACTTAATAAACTAGTAATCTGGAATTTCGGTGGCATGCTGTAAATCATTCTGATAGCACTCATGATTGCGTTGTAATGTGCGTTCGTATCGATAGACATATTGGAAGCTACAACGTATTTATATTCATTTACGGAATTCACAATTTTCGGTTTTATAATCATTACGTTCTCATACATTGACATTAATAAATAGATAATCTCTTTTGATATGTAAGAATTCAATCTTTTCATTTTTATCACCATTTTACCTCCCCGTTTTTGAACTAACAATGCCGTTAACATATGGCGTACGATTTGATTAATGTCGTCTGTATTAATACATATGAGATCCATTTGAAATTTATATTTCAAACAAAAAAGAGTTGCGGAAGAAAGATTTTCTACCATTTCGGAAGAAATATAATCGGGTAAGTTGACGCAAAATTGGTCGGTAAGATAGATATAATTATCTTTATGCTTGCGTAATTGATATAGTGCATCCAAATAATCGTGCGTATCAGACATGTGTAATGTGTTTAGATGTTCCTTGTCAAATAAATTACAAACCTTACTGATTTCGATAAATGCGAAGTAACTTTTTGGATGATGAATTTCATCACTTAATTTTAAATTCAATAGATCTGTAAACGAATACAAAGTCTTAATCTCTTCATATTTTGCACGGTTTGTATCTGTAATAAGTGTATTTAAAAACTTTTCTAGAAGAGACTCATTTTTTATGGTGGAAGACTCTTGTGATAGTACGAATAATTTATATATGATATTATCATTATTACGTTTGAATAATTTCGGCAATGTATAATATGTCATTTACTATTATATACTACGCTTTAATTTTATATGTTTTTATCAATATATACATTACTTATCACCCCATCACATAAGTAATTATCACATATATATTTGTACTCGTCTTCATCATGACATGTGTACAAAAACACCTGTTTTCCATGTCCTTGCAAATAAGCATATAAACTGTTGTCATAACATTCCCAATGAAAAGAGAAAAACTCACAATGCTTCAACCACTTATCCAGGTCACATGGTATAAACCTGTTTGCTGTGATCAATCCAACATGGACAGGAAGTTTTTTTTCTATTATCATATTTAATTGAACTATATTAAATGTGGCTATGTATAGTTTAGATAAATCGATATGTTTGCTGCATTCTAGATAATTAATGAGATTTCTCATCACTTTACCATTTCCTTTTACATCTATGTATGTCGGTAATTTATTGCGATTGATCGAATGAAAGTATTCATGCAGGGTAATAATTCCCTCCTCCCCCAAATCATACAACTCATATTCACTTACAGCTTTTCCATCTATAGTAAGATCGTGACATATGACTAATTCTCCGGTTTTACATATGTTCACGTCCAACTCTATCATATCAAATCCAACCTGTGTTGCTGTAAATAATGCTTCTTTTGAATTATCTTTGAATAAATTTGAATATCCCCTATGTGCTATTAGCATATTGTTAGTATATTATTCCAGTAAAAAATAAGTAAACAATATTTTCATCCATAATGTAAGTCTATTTTTCAGTTTTTATTTCTTCTTCCACATCAGTTTTCTCTTCTGCTTGTTCTACCACTTCGCTTGTTTCAGGTTCCTTAAAATGATCATTTGTAAAAATGTTGATATCTCCTATGTACTTACGCGTTTTCTTGTACACGAAATACCTATTCAAGAATGAAATTTCCTTTTCATTATCACTCATTTCTAATGAACTTCCCAGTTTATTCTTTTTATACTTATCATTTATTAAACCTGCCTCTTTAACGTGTTTAAATAGATCAGAGAATAAACCATTGCTACTATTCAGTCCCATAGATTTGATTTCGTCGCTAGGAACAAGCGTGAACCCGTAAGCATTCATGAGATCATTAAAGTATTCATAATTCACAAGATATTCACGGAATGTTTTATTAATTGACTCCTGGTATACATCTACTGAATATCCAATGCAACTTCCATCATTGTTAAAGTCTTCCCTATCGTATTGTTTTGTAATCTCCCACATAATTTTCCCGGTGCTATCACGCAACACCTTACCTTCCCCTTTATTATACCTTTTCAACATATCAAATAATATTTGACCATCATAAGAAGTACCTATGAAGTATCCTCCCAATTTTGTGCACTCTACTACATTTGATATAAAATTTTCAAGAGTATACTTGCTTTCGAAGAAGTAATGTACAGCGAATTGACATGACGTTATTTGAAAGCCTTCACTTCCTTTACCGTAGTTTTTGAATAAATTATATCCCATTTTCATCTTATCTCTGGATCCTTTACCAAATATGGCATCATTGATCAATCTATATTTATCATCTAGTAATGCATCGCCTGCTCTTATATTTTTACTACTATCTGCACCTGCGAATATCATCTCGGGAATACTCTGATTGCGCATAGCATAATTCAAGAACCTCGCACACGCTCCATCCTTTTTATTTTCAATATTGTCTCTCGAAATATCTACACCATACACAAAACTCAGTCCGGAATGGATCCATTTTGGCATATCACCGCCTTTCCCAACAGCAAAATCCATGAGTGTGTCATCTTTTTTGGAAACCGTGTCGATCAATAAGCTCTTTACTACGAGATTATGAAAATCACGCAATGCCCTTGTAGACGTTGAGTTTGACTTTCGATTATAATACACATCGTCATCTGCTTCGATTGGTATATTTGACCCTGTTGTGATCATTTCTTGTGTCACAGGATTATGAATTGTGTTCCAATTGTTGTTTGCTGTGTCGTAGTTATTACCAAAGTTATTATGTCCGTCTCTCAATTGTTGTGTTTTATCATAACGAACTCGTAAAGGTTTCCACTGGAAGTGTGGCTCCTTTTCATCAAGATCGTATGCAAACTCTACAATTGTATTATCTTGTATTAGTTCGTTTTCAGATGTCATCAATTGTTGCGATCCATTGGAATCATAAGATAATTCTACATTACACTCGTAAGCCTTCTCATCAAATGGTTGAGTAGGAACAAACAGCACTGGTCTATATTTATCCACATCTCGCTTCATTTTTCTCTTCGCGTATTCACTCGAATAGTTTTTACTGTTATACTCTAAAACATCATTTAAGGGGTCAATATACCCTCCTGAAAATCCACAATACAAGTGTATATTTTTGTACATTCCTTTACTTAGCGATTCACGCTCAATATCCTTACCATTATTTTTCGCGTATTTGACCAAGAAGTCAATGGTGTTGAACTTCGGAGGTTTCCATTTAAATGACGCATTCCATGTAATTCTTTTATTTGCTATAGGAATTGGTTTATCTGCAGGTGTGAAGATCAGTCCGTCGATTTCATATGGATATAGATTATCTTTTTGTCTCTGCATGATGAAGGCACAATTGTTGAAAATACTGCCTTCTTCATAACTATAAAATCGCTTGCTTTCCACTACAAATGCATTTTCTCTGACATTTACACCAGCATAAAGTTTCAATGATGCAACAATTTTTTCTAATAAGTGCAATCTACCTATTCTCTTTCCTTCTTTGTTGGTACCTACAAATATTTCGCTTCTCTTATCTATTTTATTCAATACATATACATCAAATGCTGCGAATAGATTGATAAATTTCCCGGACTTATCATATTTGATGTGTTCGCCGTCTAATACAGTATTATATACCCCTTCGACTTTTGTATGCATACCAGTATATTGAACATTCAATTGTGTATCAATCGTGTAGATTGTACCCTTTCCGTCGATATACAATAGTTTTCTAGAACCGTCTGCTTTCTCCGTGACGGTATACTTATGACGAATGTTGACGTCATCACCAAATTCGTTTTCCTGTATATTTAATAATTTAAGTGTTACTGAAGAATATCCTATAAAGTCCGTCGGTCTAACTTTATCGTATGAGTTTTCAATACCAAACAACTCTAGATATTCGCTTTTCTTAGCATTCATTTCTTTGTACGATATAGGATATTTAGAATCCTGAAGACCGCATAATATATATTTTGTGAGTATGCGTAACATTCGGACGACTTCGGTTTGTTCGTATTTGTTTATTTTGTCATTGTCTAATTCAATCTCTATTTCATAGCGGATATTACTGTCAAATACCCCAGATCGCTTCATATTTTGTGCCATACTTTTACTGTTCTTTACGAGACTGAAATGACACTTGAATGGAAAATCCGGATGAATATACTCTATTCTGTTAATATATCTATAATATTTTGAAATATTTACATAGTTGTTCATCAATGTATTCATCACGTGAGGATCATCATGTGATATCTTCTCCTCCAATTGGAATGATACTCTAAAATCAAAATCCGTATTATCAAATGGTTTATATTTTGCGCCGTTTTTTTTCGGATAATATTTTTTTACAATACCTATATGTTCGGGTTCTTTTTGGATGAGATTCAATAAGTTTTCATTTCTGCAATAGTTTTGGATCATGTGTTCTCCTACAAGTTCCAACCTTATATTTCCTATTTTTTTGTCAGTATTATCCATACTAATTCTCATCATATTATCACCATTCACATTATCGCTAGTAAAACCATAGCTTTTTAATTTGGAAATAGTATTATCAAATTGATGTTTGGACATACTTCTATCTTGTTTCGTACAAAATCGAACCTCGCATTCCTTATTAATATGGTCTCCTGGTGTATCGATTTCATATTGAATATAATCAAATACTAAATTATCCAGTAATTTGGATTTATCGTTTCGTGACATTATATACTACCAATATTTATTTTTAATATATAATCAATTTTATTACTATTTACAAAAAAAACTATTCAACTTGATGGCGATATAGTTATACAGCTCGTTTTTTTTCAACTTCTTATTGTTATCATCTGTCAGTGATATGTCTAATTGATTAGCTATATCAACTAGTTCATCCGATTTAAACGAACCAACTGCGCCAATGGGTTTCTCGTAATATTCTACACGATATCTATTTTTCTCGTAATTTTCCAACTCGCTTGTATGTATTTTCTCGCATCCATACATACCGTTCACATAATGGATGATGTAAATATCTTCTGTGTCCTCTGAAATTATTTTATGATACATATTGTCCTTGATAAATATGAAATTAATCTTATATAAAATACATAATATTTCGAATGTCTTGAAATCAATCTCAGGTGTTGACAAGAGACTACTACTTACCTCGTCTATTTTTTTTAATTTATAGTCTTTAAATATCGGTTTGGAATTTTTGATTTTGTCCACTAACGCTACTTTGAGGTCCATTTCAATCGTATAAGATTTGGAACCCACCATATTGTAATCAACATATCCATACCGGGTAAAATAATATATCCAAAACAGTTTATCATTTTGGTATGGAATAAATACCGATTGCGATACCTTATCATTCTTGTATTGTTTTACCTTTGGAATGGGTTTTACCTCATCTATATAACGTGTAAATGTAGAAATATTTTTACACGTTAGCATATAGGACTGTAAGTTATTGACATATTCTGACATATAGTAATTGTACGTAGTAATATGTTTAAGTAGTATTCATATATTATATCCATCGTACATTGGGATATATGTTTATATAAATACGGACGGTAGTAGATATTTTAGATTATGAACAGACTCATGACTATTTTCTGCGTTTATATCTAAATTCATCTCCACAATATCCATTCCTACAACGTTTTCATGTTGTAACAAGTTGTCAAGTATAAATTTAGTTGCGTACATTTCTAGGCCTTTGGGAACAGGTGTTCCGGTTGACGATATATATGATGGGTCTAGAGCATCCACATCAAACGAAATATGTATTGGTGCACCGTCGATGAATTTGCTTAGTCTTCGATAGAATACCATAGGGTTCTTGTTCACTTCACATGCTACGGCGTAGTTGATTTTACGTGTAGAGAGTACCCTCCATTCGTATGGGTCAACGTCACGAATACCGATGTAATATAAATTTTCAAAAGGTAGATAATTCTTGATGAAAGGAAATGAATGATTCTTGTCTATACCTGTTAAGAAGGATAATGGCATACCATGATAATTTTTCGTGGTAGAAGATTCGTATGTATTTATATCTGTATGTGCATCAATCCATATAAATTTTACGTTTTTATGTTCATTCAAAGAGGAAGCACCTGTTGCTATGGTAATGGAATGATCCCCTCCTATGTTTATCGGCTTCGCATGCTGTGAACAAGTATCATAAATTTTTTGGCTATTTTTGAATATATTATTTTCGTTATCTAGATCTGCATCAATAATTTTATATTTTGGATTAATAATGGACTTTGCGAAAGAAGGAAAATTTTTCACTCCTTTCTTTAATTGTCCCGCATAGGATGAACATAATATAATATTTCTCATGCTTATATATTATATTATATATTATATTGTTCTATATTAGTTTCATTAGAATTGTTCTGAAACAGTTTCTTCTGACACATTTGCATTCTGATTGAAAAACTTGAATTTCAATTGTCCCTTCTCGTATTCTATATTATTTAATTGTACTTCTTGCTCGTCGGTGTAGTCAATGTAGTGAACAATTCTATCTACGATTAAATCGTCTAGTTCGCTCATATTCACGAAGGTACCGTAATTATTTTCATTCAAAACTACTTGATATTGCTTTAATAATTTCAAAATCTCTACATGATGAAACTTGGACATTCTATCTATATTCTTGCGAATATTTTCTAATTCTCCAACCGATCTCATATTATATACAGAATATTTTATTTTATTTCTATTACATTTTTTGGGAAATATTATATATATGAATTTGGTTGGATAAAGTATCTTATGCCGAGCATACCTCACATTCTTCTGGCTCATTATTAATTACTACTTTGGAAGGTTCTATAGTAAACTGCTGAGCCTGATGCTTTGCTTTTCTCCTAAGATAATACATTCCTGTCTTCAATCCACTCTTCCATCCATAAAAATGCATAGAAGTAAGAGCTTTATAGTTAGGATTTTCCATCCAAAGGTTCAAACTCTGACTTTGGCATATAAAAGCTCCACGTTCACTAGACATATCAATCACTTTTTTCATCGACATTTCCCAGACAATCTTGTATTTATCTTTAATATGTTGTGGAATAGAGTCTATATTCGCTATACTTCCACGATCTTCGATGATTTTATTTTTAATAGTCTCATTCCATATATTCATATCAATAAGATCCTTCTGCAAATGTTTATTTACAATCATGAATTCGCCCGCCATTGTTCTTCTACTATAGATATTACTTGTAAATGGCTCGAAACATTCATTATTTCCCAATATTTGTGATGTAGATGCTGTCGGCATCGGAGCTAGTAATAATGAATTTCTTATACCATATAGCTGAATGGAGTTTTTGAGAGTATCCCAATCGAATTTGCCTGATGGAATTGTATCCCACAAATCAAATTGCAATATACCCTTACTGGCCGGAGACCCTTCAAAGGAAGAATAGCTACCCAATAAATTATCATCATCAATCATTAATTCCTCTTTCGTAGGAATTAAATCAATCCATTCTGTCTCGGAAAATTCCTCTGAAACAATATCATTATATTCCAATATACCAGATGGTAAGTCTTCTATTGTTGTCTGTCCATACAACTTTTTCACCCGTAGGATACTTTGTTGTCTTAATATAGCCAATTCGTTCGACATTTTTATAGCAGCATGATAAATAGTTTCAAATATTAATTTATTTACCTCGGATGCCTCGTCACTTTCAAATGGTAGATCCATTAACGCAAATGTATCAGCTAATCCTTGAACACCAATACCAATTGGTCGATGTTTCAAATTACTTGTTTTTGTTTTTTCAGTTGGATAATAATTAGTATCGATGATCTTGTTCAGGTTTTCCGTGACTAGTTTGGACACTTCGTGCAATTTTTCATAGTCAAAAGACTTATCTTTGTTCACAAATGTCGACAACGCAATACTAGCCAAATTACACACTGCGGTTTCTTGTGCGTCGGAGTATTCCATAATTTCCGTGCATAAATTAGAGCTCTTAATGGTACCTAGATTTTTTTGGTTAGATTTTTTATTCGCTGCATCTTTATACAAAAGATAAGGTGTACCCGTTTCCATCTGACTATCCAATATTTTTAACCAAAGTTCTCGGGCATTGACTTTCTTCTTAATAAGTCCGCTATTTTCATATTTAACGTACAAGTCGTCAAATTCTTCGCCATACACATCTGACAACCCTGGACATTCGTCAGGACACATCAAAGTCCATTCACTATTTGTTTCTACGCGTTTCATAAAAAGATCAGGAATCCAAAGAGCATAAAATAGATCACGAGCTTTCAATTCTTCGTCACCGTGATTTTTACGCATTTGTAAAAACATATCAATATCTGCATGCCAAGGTTCTAAATAAATAGCAAACGAGCCATTACGACGACCACCACCATTGTGAACAATGCCATTATTGGTCATGTAGTTGTGAACCTCTTTCATTTGTAGATCATAAAGTGTTCCGTTGTAATGGGATGTTTTGATATTTTTTATTCTCGTGTATACAAAATCATTACATCTAAATTGTTTTAAAAACTCGCCACTCTTCTCAATTTTCAATAGTTCACAAATTGTTTTTGTTTGCGGTATATTCAATACATAATTAATTTTTTTGTGCTCAATCGATCCATTTTTTGTGTGATGTTTTGCACCAACAAGATCGTCTACATAACCACTTGTCAAAACCCCCATTCGAAGCAATAAATATCGC